AGAGTACGGAATACTCCACCGATTCCATACTCTGATGAATAGGTTTTATTTTTCTTGGCAGCTCTTACGCCAGATATCCAATCCAAAAAAACTATAAAACACAGTGCATATATAAGCTCTCTTCTTCCGTTTCCTGCGCCATAGATAAAATCAATGTAGGGGCCAATACTTACTCCTATACCAGCTGATATCGCTGTTGCTGGTGTCGCTAAATTTTCAAGGTTTAATGCCTGCTTAAATCTTAACATCACTCACCCCACCTTTCTAAATTTTGATATCAATTTCTTGAGTTTCTTTATCCCAATTCACATTTCCGCCGACTCCCTCGCTCACAAACCGAACAGGAACAAAGGTCCTTCCATCTTTCAAGAATGGAACAACATCCATTTCCTTTTGCTGGCCATCGACTTCAAACAGTTTACTTCCGATTCGCATTTTTATCTCTTTTTTAATCCTGTCCGACCCTCCGATCCGGCCAAAAGAAAAGACCCCGAATCCAAATAGATCATCAGGGCCTCTCTGTCCAACATCCTCACTATACATTTGTAGAAGCATCTTTATTTGGTCAGGAGTAAGCTTTCGACCGTACCTAATTTTTGCCTTTGCTTGAATAAGTGCTACTGCCCCTGTAATATGCGGCGTTGCCATGCTTGTCCCATCCAACAATGCATAAGTGTCATTCAGCCAAGTTGACCATACCTGCACACCTGCAGCTGCGACGTCCAACTCCTTGCCAACTGCAGACCAATCAGGATGCTTTTTGTCCAGATCAACAGCAGCTGTGGCGATGGTAGTTGAGTACCGAGCAGGATATAAGACGCCAAACTCCATCCCCCAATTACCGGCTGCAGCCACCAACACTATACCTTTCTCATGGCAACGTTTAGCCGCTTGCTCGATGACTGACTCGTTATAAGGACCGCCCAGGCTAAGATTAACCACATCCATCCCGTTATCGGCACACCAATTAAGGGCGTTGGCTATGGACTGTGGTTCGATTCCACTGCCTTGATCCTTTGAAACCTTCAAGCAATAAAGTTCCACTTCTGGGGCTACTCCTTTGATTTTTCCATTTGCCGCGATAGTCCCGGCAACATGTGACCCGTGCCCCTTTTTATCCACCGAATTCCCACTTCCGCTAAAGTCTAGTGCTTTGACTACCTTTACATCAGGGTGAGTAGGGGCCCCGGTGTCGATAATAGCCACCTTGATTCCTGCTCCCTTTGTTTCCAGCCATTCCAACTGAGCGCCTATCATTTGGATGCCATACGGGATCTCTGGTGGTGCAGAGGATTGCTCTGATATTACTTTAAAATAGGGGTAATCATACATGGTTCTTCCTCCTTAAAAGGTAAAATAAAAAAGCCCCATCTGATTGGCGCTTATGCTACATATTCCTGCCCTGTGATTTCAAAATATTGCTCTGGCGTGATCTTTCCCGCGGCAACGAAATTTCCTAGATACATTGAGCTTGTAGGATCTGTGTTGTAAATCCCCATATCATAATATTTTTTTCCGATTGCGTACCAATCCATTAGATAACCCCCTTCATAACTAATTGCATGGTTAAGGCTGCCACGTCATTGTTTAGAGATTGGATCTGCAAGTCCTTGTTGGCGAGTTCCATAAACAACATGGCGTTTTCTTCTTGTATTTGCTTTATTGGATCAGGAGGGATAACAGGATTTTTTATCGCTTCTATTTCTTCAGCTGTTAAGCCTTCTACCCAGCCTTTGCCGTCCCATTTCGGGTGGTAAAGTTCACCTTCTGCTGGATTACGATTGACTCGCAAACTAGCGAATTCTTCGTCAGTTATTTGAATAAGAAAGGGGTTTTCTACTTCACCTGATAATTGGCTTAATCCCATTAATTTACCGGTTTCATCAATCTGTGCATATTTAGGCATGTTCGATCACCTGCCAAGACATATTTAAAATAGTACCGCCATCAGTACCACTACGCTTAATTGTTAAGGTATTTGCGGTTAATGAGAATAGATAAGGTAATGCAAAAATGCTAAAATCTGAACTAGCATTTCCCTGCCCCCATGATCCATTTAGAATAACCTCGCATTTATCTGGATTTACCGTTGCAATAGGAATTGTTATCGTGTCTGCGGTTTGGGTTGCGGCGCTCGCAATACCTCTTTGAATGCTTTTCACTCCTCCTGCCCCCTTCCATGAACCGTCCCAAAATTCAAGTTGACCGTTGTTGATGCGTGTTTTAGGAACATTCCCTTCGTGAAATATATTCTTTTGTAATCCGTCTTTATCAAATAGTATAAACCCGTTACCGGAACCCGTTTTTAAATATAATGATCCGTCGGTGTGGACTCCAATACCAGCCCAATTTTCCCCGCCATTATCGTAAAAAAGGAATTTAACATCATCTTTTGTTGGTTTCACCCCGAAGTTAGGAGCTAGTTGTTTTGCGGGTTTTATTTGATCGTTTACTGTTAACGGTCCTGACATCGTATCACCTGCTCTATTAACAGGTGTATACCCTAAAGCGTTCTGCTTTGAGTTCCAATTATTTTTATCTGTTTGGGTGACGTGCCTTACTACATCATCCATATGCCCCTTGGCAGCTTCCAGGGTGGTAGCCGGCGCATCATACCAGTTTGTTTTGCCTGTGATGCCCTTGATCACCTTCGCAAACCAAGACAAGATCGTGCTCAGCAAACCCGTATTGCTGTATGGGGTGGATATGTCCTGATTGATGGTTTGGGAATCTTTGGCCGCATTCGCTTCAATGGCATCGATTAGTGCGTTGTAAGATTGCCTATTAACATTCTCATTACCTAATGGCTTTGGTAACTTCAATTTTGGTGTTTGATCTGGCATTTATTTCACTCCTTTCTTCAAACAAAAAAGCACCCTATTGGATGCTTAAAAATACTTTCGATATTGCTGTAATCTCAATTGCCCGCTCATATGCGCATAGAGCCGAGTCGTGTCAAGTTTGGAGTGTCCCAAGAATGATTGGATAACCTCAAGTGGAGCCCCATTATTTAAAAGGTGTGTAGCATAGGTATGCCGCAGCAAATGAGGATAAACTGTTCCTTCGATCCCAGCACGTTTGGCGATTCGTTTCAAAACCCTCCTAATCTGAGCAATGCTCATCCTACGCTTTGGGTTTCGTTCCGTCACAAAAAGGGCGATGTCCGTATCTTTTCGTTCGCGAAGGTATTTCTTTAGCCATATTTGACATTTGATCGTAAAGTATACTTCCCTCTCCTTGTCGCCTTTTCCGTTTACGATGACAGAGCGGTTTTCCCAATCAAGAGAATTTCGATTGAGTTTATACACCTCTCCCACCCTACAGCCGGTAGTAAAAATAAATTCAACCAAAGCATGTTCCAGTGCTGATTCGCACCCTTCGCGAAGCATTTCAATGCTTTCCTCACTCATTGCTTTGGGTACCCTGTTACCTTGTTTCGGCTCCTTTAGCTTTGATGCTGGGTTACGGCTAATAAACCCTTCATCCAATGCATATCTAAAGAGCGACTTCATAAATCTTACCCTATGACCAAGACTAGCTGGTTTCAAGCGTTCGGCATCTTTGGCCAGATACGATTTAAGCTTTGGGAAATCAATTGACTCGATATCAACATCACCCAGGTGACGGATCAGAAGATTACTTTGGATTTTATATCCTTTTAAAGTGTATGGGCTGTATCCCTCAATGCGTTTGTCCGATTCATAACAGGTCCAGAGCTCCGATAGTAGCACGACGACTTATCCCCCTTTAATTTGTTACGTTTAACAGAACATTTATTTGATCTTAGAATAACATGTTACGTTTAGCAGATCAATATGTTACTATTAACGAAACATTAAAACAGGAGGATAGTCCTATGAAAGTAAAGATTAAACTCGACCTGTTGCTTGATCAAAAAGGAATTACTCAACGCGCTTTGTCTAGATTAACCGGAATTCGTCATGTTTCTATAAATGAGATGTGCAATAATCAAACGCAACGACTCCCCCTAGATAACCTTGCCCGGATCTGTGAAGTATTGGAATGTGACATCTCGGATATTTTGGAATTGGTGCCAGAGGATTAGCCCTGGCACCTTTTTCATTCCAGTACTTCACGTGGTTTCTCGGAACAAGCATAGCAAGTTACAATATCATCGATAATCAAATGTTTATCCTTTTTGTTATCGATGTTCCAGCTATCCTTGCATTCAGTACAAACAATAGTCAGCATGTTTTTTGACCTCTCTTTCTTTTGAAATTAAAAAGACCATTTCGTCGGAATCAACGAGATGGTCTTTTGTTTGATTAAATAGCCTCTTCCTTAAGATCAATAAAAAACTCAATAAAGTTTCTACCGAAAACAGAAATGTCATAGCTATCGTTCTTAGATAACCTATTCAATCGAGAAAGCTTCTTGGTCTTACCTTTGTTTAATTCCTCAATAAATCCCTGGATCTCTATAACGTTCTTATAAAGATCATCCATTTCTTTTTCACGCCTAGTCCTTAGCAATCCCATTCGAGATAATTTTTCTCTTACAGCATCATATTGACTATAATCCATTCCAAATTCATTTAGAATTTCTTGGAAGTTTTTCGTTGGTAGGGCATTGTAAGAACAATAATACATTTTAAGGATTGCTATATCAATAATTCGTAGATCCCTAAGGGTATCATAATAAGTGAGAACAAAATCATCTTGAATTATTTCGTAGCCAGCAAGATTGACTAATCCATTAACAATGAACTCTATTTTATCCTCTTGTACTTCATCAATAACATAATCACTTATTATCCCTAGGTAAGTGTCCCTAAATTTAATGATACTCCCTGATTCTAGCCTGGATAACCTTTGATTAAGTTCATCTTCATGCTTTTTCACCTCAGTGATTAATCGTTCCATATTCTCTTCCATACGTTTTTGCTTGTAAGAGAAATAAACTGATGTTACCCCCGGGAGAACCTGTCCTAATAACGACTCTCCCATAAATGTAGCAATGGTTGAAACGGCTCCTTCAGCACCAACATCAAACGTCTCTTTTAACCTTTTGATAATTTTATTATCTTTCCCCTGCGAAGGTGAGCTCATAAAATCAACTCCTTTTTCATAAGATTTATTCAATCTTAAGAAAGGGAATCCTTTTTTTCAATTTATATCATTTTAAAAATCGTTTCTCCTAACTCGTCAAGGCAATGCAAAAACTTTTCTTCGATGTCTGTTCGATTTTCCTTTTGAAGAATTTCGTTTCCAAGTTGATATGCCGATTTTATAAATTCCTCTATTTGAGGATTCATTTTTATTACCTCCCTGTGCAACTATCGAATCCCTTTAAGCCAGCATATCCACTAATACCAACGATTATCCACTTGTAGTTACTCCGATAGTTACGTATCCATTAGTGGTTACCAACCTCCACTGATGCTAATTTCAATATATTCAGCTTCACAATCAACATCCGACATTCCTTTTAGCATGTCGTCAGAGTAACCACATTCTATTAAAAGGTCACGATAAGACTTTCCGATCATATTCACTTCCACCTTTCGTCATATTCAACGCACCCTAACCCCGCGTCATGTGCGTGCGACAGCCACACCCTAAAACCGTGGTATCGTTCCCCTTCTTAATAGAAAAAGGAAGCCGATTTAATCCAGCTCCCTTTCCCTTCTCGCTTTTCGTCTTTCCTCAAGCATCTTTTCTTCTTCGATAAATTCCTTCATCTGCTGATTGATCCACGTGCTAATCTTGATGCCTTTCCTTCCAGCGTACTTGCAAAATTGCTCGTATACTTCCGGTTCGATAGTAATGTTTTGGCGATGCATAGCCGACACGGTATCAACCTCCTTGACACCATTGTCCTTTACTCACTCCTAAACATCAATAATTATTAGTGTAAATTAATACACACTAATAGATACTATCGAATCCCGTTAGTTACTTAATAGTTCATTGATCAAGTTCTCTTTTTCGGCATTATCGTTAACCAATTTTGCTATCGTTTCTGCCTGCTGTTTTATGATCTCACCTTGTTTTTCAACCAATTCAATCAGGTCAAAATACGTCTGGTTCTCCAAAATCATCACCCTCATCCAGCTGCAGTTGCCTTATTTCAATCCCAATAAAAATATGATCGCCATTGTCAATAGGGTCAGATTGAACCACGTATTGTGCCGATTGGTCAAAATCAGGTATTTCCGCATACTGAATCGGCTTGTATCCATCCAGTTGCTTTGAATTTAGCAATAAACGCCCGTCCACCAACATGCCGTATTTTTGCATTGATGCTCACCACCTTCCTTGCAAGTTTGATCGTAACGATCGGTTTAATGTATTTGTGATAAAAGTAAAAGCTATTACTTCGCTTGATCCATCCCCAATATGAAATAACGGCAGATGCATCTTTATCGTTAAGATAGCCTTTCTTCTGTATCTTCTTTATGCGTCTTTTAATCCGAAGTGCATTTCGTTTTCTTAATGTTGTTTTATTCCTGTAAAATCTTAAACCAAGGAAGTCAATATCGCGTTTGTTCAACCGAAAAACTTGCCAATTCCCCTTTAATTCTAATTTAATGCTCTTTAAATATTCCTCAACAGCGAGACGGATCTTGTGTAATTTCTTCTTATTTGAGCCAAGAAGAACAAGATCATCAACGTATCTGACGTAATACTTAACACCGAGTTTTTCTTTAATCATGTGGTCTAGATCCTGAAGAAAGAAATTAGCAAACCATTGGCTTGTGTAAAATCCAATCGGTTGACCTTGGTTGCTGTCAATAATCGTATCAATTAACCACAAACAATCCCGGTCTTTGATTTTACCTCTAAACATATGCTTTAAAATTCCGTTATCAATAGATGGATAGAACTTCTTAACATCCATTTTCAAACAATACTTCGTGTTCTTTTTATCGCCATCCAACCATTTTCGAATGGCTCTCTGACCAAAACTAGTCCCTCTCTTTGGTACGCTTCCGCAATTGTACTCGTACATACCCTTCATGATAATAGGCTCAATTTGAAGCATTAACGCCCAATGCACGATTTGATCAGGATAGAAGTTTGGTTTTGATATGGTTCTCGTCTTTTTATTTGATCCGTCCTGTATGGTCTTTATTTGTGGTTCTGACGGAATAAACCTTTTATTTAACAACAACCATCGAATTTGGCGAGCATAATAGTCCATGTTATCCAATATGACTTTTACACGCTTCTGTCCGCGTTTACCGAGTGACGCCTTTAACATGGCGTGCTTGATATTATTTATGTTGCAAATCGGTTCGTAAATGCGTCCTTGTCTTTTCAATGATGCATTTCCTTTCTTCTTATTAGCCTCAAGGTATTTCGATTGAATCTACTAAACCCTGCTCTTTGTGGCGAATTTTTACCAAGTGGTAAGGATTATAGAGTGCAGCATATTTTCCGTCAAATCCAATAAGAGTCTGCCTGCCGATATTCACGTTCGTGTTCGAGGAGGAATTATTCAGGTTCCAGTTCGAGAGACCTACATTAGAACCGTTGTTCCAGTTACCCCCAAAGTGAGCAAGCAACGCACTCTATAACCCTGTTTATAAATTTAATTAAATTTATACCTGGGGGATGAAATCCCCCAGACCCCCTAAAGAGGTTTTTTAAGAAGCCGCCCGCCGAACGTCACGTCCGTAGCCGAGGAGGAATTATCCAGGGACCAGCGCGAGAGACCCACAGAAGAACCGCTGCCCCAGCTACCCCCAAAGAGAGCAATTCTCTGCCCTGTCGATTGATGATAGTAATCCGAATAATATGTGCTTGAACTTCCGCCAACTGTTTTCGGAAACTCTGCAAAAGGATTATTCGGATCAAATCCCATTTCCTTTGGATATCCGTTTGCATTGGAATTTACATATCCTAGTTGTTCGTACGGAAAGGCAAAAACATTGCTTGCATAATCTTCCGCATTTTTAGCCACCCATGCTTGATTTTCCGTTATGTTTACCCCATCGACAAACTGCCAAATGTCACCCCAAGGCGATTCGATTCCTCTATAAATACACGGGTATTTTCCATCTGTATTATTGATTTCACTGCCGCTAGTAGAAGCGATCCCGGAACTAAATCCGTTCCTCCTTCCAGTGTTGTAAACATAATTGCCTACGGCAATCGTTACTGGATCACCATCAAATACGATTGCTTTATTTCCCGCATCCACTACATTAATAGCAGTAATCGTTCGACCATAGGCTATTTGATTTCCACCACGACTAGTTCCTAAGCTAATCGTTTGCCCTACTCTAAACTGATCAGCAGTTGAATTAGCCACAATAATACGGTTTGTTCCTGCCTCTGCAGCAGTAGCAACATGCGATTCGGAGTATTGTCCTGTGGCAAACCCATACATAATACTTTGACTGTCTAAGGTAGCGAACTCCACGTAAAATAAGGTTTGCAATACATCAACAACGTGAATATCTAACTGTTGGTAACCTAACAAACCGTTAACATTGTTGTTTTTGGCGTAGGTTCTGAAATCAACGATGTTTTTAGATATCAATGGGTACAGATTTGGTTTCGACTCTAATTTGTTGTCTGCACTAAGAGTCGCTTTATATTTTCCAACATCGATGTGCGGCAGCTCTCTGTTCTTCGCAAAATCCCAGAAGCACCAGGGTAGATAAAATCCGGGGTATTTCTTACGGGAAATCTGCCAAGTTTTTAGCCCTGGAGCGTCCGTTTTTTTTATGTAAAATTTCGGGATGCGAACAAAAGTGTTACCAAGTTCATCCTGCACCTCTTTGATATCCCTATAAATCTGGGCGAAATCAAAATCATTCTTTGGCACCGTCATATCTAACCCCGGATTAGCAATCATGCCTACCGCTGCATCAGTTCGAGTCAACTTGGGTGATGATCCTTTGTCCCAGGTCACGCCATAGATCAGATCATTTGCCGCAAAGTGCCGATTTCTTTGGTCGGTATATTTTTTTGAAAGGACTAATGCCTCTTCTCCTAACAACGGCATTATAACTCCCTCCAATCACCGCTAATGTGCTTATATACTTTCGTTTCTTTTGTCGCTGTATCATATTCTAAAAGAGTTTCGTTTTGTTTTCCCGCGGGTTTTGCCTCGCCTTTTAAGATCGCATAACTTCCCAATAGTAACGTATCAGTTTTCGGTACCACAGACCCATCCGACTGCACCGTTCCCGCCGGTGGACCATAATAAAGGTATGTCACGGATACCCCGGAGAGGTTAGCGGCCTTTGTTGTTTTTGCTACATTGGTAAACAGCTCAATGGTTCCAGCTTTAGCATCTACGTTCCCAACATATAGGGGTGCCCCTCCACTGTT